CTCATTTTTTCTATTTTTCCGTTCGTATTTACAAAATGTACACGTTTTTCAAAATTTTTCAACCACGTAGGGTATTGCTCACGAATTACGGTCAAAAGAGTTGGGGAACTAATCCAATTGAACAACCCATTCTTATCAATCGAACTGATGATCTCACGTTCAATTTCAACCTGTTGTTCAATATGGACTTGAAAGAGCCGGGAGTATTCAGCTCTATCTCGCTCAGTTGGGTCGTAACTCAATAATCTGTCATTCCAAAATTTCATTTTCTCTTTTTCCCACCAATCATTGTCAACTACGGTGTTAACGTGGTTAGTCATGTTAAAGATGTGTTTGCAGACCGGACCAATGATCGGGCAACCACCAAATTGTACTAAGTAACTCATGCACTTGGCTTTAAGTAGTCCCAGTTTCTTAATCTTATTAGCACTGAGATATTTTGCGTCACTCCAACCCAATTTACACAAAGCGTAAATCCCGTCAGTTAAATTATGAGTGCCACCTGGGTAACATCGACAAAAACTAATGTCATCAGGGTTGGAATGATGCTCCAATTTAGCAGCAATCCCCAAATCAGTTAAAACATTTTGTATGTTCGGTACGTTTTCAAACACTGCGTCGTCGCCTTCACAAAGCAATTTCGGAAAAATGCCCTTTCCAGCCCGCCAATTAGCAAACCGGATTGTAGCATCATTTAAAATGAAGTTACTAAGACTAGTGTCTAAAGCACCACTATTTAAAATGGTGCTGCTTGAAAATTCCATACCACCATAACGCATTTTGATCCTGTTAGAACGATACTTCAAGTAAAATTCTACTCTCCCATCGTCTCTGCCATCACACAAAGCTAAATAAACTGGTCGGATCAAATGTTCCAACATGAAATAATCGCTGCTACTCTCGAAGCTGGTCCCATCGTTGCTATAACCTTCCTCAGTAAAAACGTTGCGTATCAATTCGATTCTTTCCTCGTAACTCATATTTTTCACACAACTGGGGAAATCATAAATAGTCTTATTCAAAGCACTTATCGGTGCGGAATAAGCAACCCGAGACCTCATACTAAAAGGCATGATTAACCTACACAATTTCTTCAATAAATAAAACTCTCTTTTTACATGTATTTCCACCACTCTCTCCTTCTTTTCCAATAAGAAACCATTGTCCCGCATGGAATCTAACAATTTTAACATTAATTTCTTTTTTGTTAAGGGGACATCCATCCGCATG